TATAAAGCGGCGTAAGGGCGACACGAAATATCGCCAGTCCAAACGAGAGTTGCGACCTCGCGCGGATGAGTTCCCGTATTTCACAATGTCATCGCAAGTGACCAGTAGAAATACGGGAATTTTTTACTATAAGGAGAGAGAGTATGGAAGATTTAAAGAGAGAATTGGCGCGAGTAGGCCTAGATAAAAATGATACAACCGAAAGTGTATTACAGGAACTTGCACTAGAATGGAATGATATGTCTCAAGAGCAGAAAGACCATTTTATTGAATTATTTACTCAAGCAGATATAAACAAACCAATTATTTGACTTATAATAAAATTTCTGTTATAATTTATTTGTAAGAAAGAGATAAGGAGAATGAAAAATGGAACGTATTGTATTTAAGTATGAATTTGGTAATGAATCAGACAAGAGTTTTAATACTCATAATGTTGAATCTAGCATGGCGGATCGAGACGATTGTGGTCTGAGGGTTGATGAAGTATGTGAAAATTTTGTCCAGTTTATGGAATCCGTTGGTTTTTCTGTGGATCAGGTATTTGATTACTTTAGAGAATAAATATTTGACTTTTAACATAATTTAAGATATAATTATTATGTTAAAAGGATAGGAACGTAGTGTACAAGTTAGTTACTTGCACTACTTATCCGCCACTAGCTCAGTCTGGTGAGAGCGGCGGCCTTGGAGTTGTTAGACTTTATAAGAGGGCAGCGCTCTTAAACTCCACCAATAAGCCGTGTGTCCCTGGTTCAAATCCAGGGTGGCGGACGTACCGACAAACTAGGGCGATGTCGTTAAATAATAGTTTAAGCCCATCATAGAGGGAGCAATAAGTTTGGCCACTTATTGAGATAATGATACCCAATTATCAAGCTCTATTATTATAATAATCATATTGGGGTGATATTATGGCATATATTTATAAAATTACTAATTAGAAAAATGGTAAAATGTATATCGGTAAAACGATCGGGACAATTGAAGATAGATGGCGAGGTCATTTAAGTGATAGTCATAATCCTCAAAGAAATGCTCGTCATTTATATCGTGCAATGAATTACTATGGTGTAGATAATTTTATAATTGAAGCTATTGAAGAAATAGAAGATGTAAATCAATTAGCCGAACGAGAATAGTATTGGATTAGTTATTATGACACTTATCATAATGGTTATAATGAAACATACGGTGGCGATGGAAAGCATTATTTAAATTATGATTTAATTTGTCAAAAGTATCAAGAATTAGGAACTTGTAAAGCAGTTGCTTAGATACTTGGCATAGATGCAGGTCATGTAAGTACAATATTAAAATCTATGGGGTTTGAGATTAAAAGAGGAATTAAAAAGAAAGTTACTCATACAAATAAAACCTCTAGTAAGAGTATAGATATGTATGATTTAAGTAATAAATATATATGTACTTTTAATTCTATCACAGAAGCAAGTCAATGGTGCATAGATAATGAATATACTAATGCTGAGAAAATTCAAAGTGTATATTCTGGTATTATGCGATGTTTACGTGGTGATATAAAATATAGTCATTAGCATATATGGAGATATCATAAATAATATGTAGGCATTTACAGCAAAAGAAATAAAACAATCTGTCATAAGTTCAAATCTTATATAGTGATTTTCACTATTAGCACAGTTGGTAGTGCAATTGTCAATTAGATGCCTAGCTTGCCCGAATCCCGCAGGGAGGAGTGGAGCTCCTCGCCGGTGAGGCCATCCGGAATAAATGGTTCGATTCCATATGCGGCGTACCGATATGAAGTTCGGAGTAGGGCATTTATGCGATTATAGTATAGTGGTAATACGCGGCGTTGCCAACGCTGAATCACGAGTCCGAATCTCGTTAGTCGCTCTTATAGACGTATCAGCAACATTTCTTTTGCTTGAGGAGCCCGTCAAGTGTTGGTTCGAATCCAACCCTCCCAACTGATGGGAGGTCGCTCAATTGGCAGAAGCGCGGTTATAAGTACGTCTAGATTTATCGCACCTAGGACAAACAGTTAAGTCACGGCGCTTGAGGAATCGGTGCAACTCCGATAGGTGCTACTTTGGCAAGGGTATCCCGCCTGAGCCATCATAAGAGTGTTCGTAAGCCGTAAGTGAGGGCCGTAATACTCACTTATTTATAATTAAGGAGGATAATTAAGTGAGAGCAGCGGTTTATACAGGTACTCGTAATTTATATGAGGGTATGCTAGCCGCGGCAAAATCATTACTAATTCATTCAAATGTAGAATAGATATATTTACTTATTGAAGATGATGAATTTCCATTTGAATTGCCGCCGGAAGTAACTACTGTTAATATTAGTAATCAGTAGTATTTCCCCTCAACCGGCCCTAATTTTAGAAGTCGTTTTACATATATGGCACTTATTCGGGCTGCATTAACAAAGGTTTTTCCTACTTTAGATAAAATTCTTTCATTAGATGTAGATACAATAGTTAATGAAAATATATCTGAATTATGGGATATTGATTTATCAAATTATTATTTTGCAGCCTGTAGAGAACCAGATGCAACATTAAGTACTGATACCTATTTGACAATTAACGCTGGCGTAATGATGATAAATTTAAATAAATTACGCGCAGATAAAAAAGACGATGAGATTATTAACGCACTTAATACTAAATATTATAAGTTTGATATACAAGATGCATATCCAGAATTTTGTTAGGGCGCTATATTAACATTACCATCAGATTATAATGTTAATGATTATACAGAATATAAAAAAGCTCATTATCGTAAGATTATTCATTATGCTGGAATTAAAGACTGGATGCATAAGCCATTAGTATAGAAATATAGAAATATAGAAATTGAATATAATAAACCTGATAATTATAATTTAGATATCATTATTCCAAGTTATAATGATAAAGAAGGGCTAATACGCACTCTTAATTCAATTTATTACCCAGAAATATTAAATTGGATAACCATAACAATAATAGATGACTGTTCCAATTTTGATTATGCAGATATTATACAACAGTTTCCTAAAATAAATCTTATTAAGCAAGATAAGAATAAGGGGCCTGGTAACGCGCGAAAAGTAGGAATAAAAAGCACATCTAATCCTTATATTATGTTCGTTGACTGTGGTGATATTATATTATCCAAATATTGTTTTAACATAATACATGATGAATTAGATAGTAATCGGATGCCAGATATTTATGAATGGCAATGGATAAATGATGATACTCTTCGAGTTAGTCGTGCTTATGAGCCTTCCACTCCTGCAAAAATATATAAACGTGAATTTTTAGAGATATATGAATTATATCCTTACGATGAAGGGGTTGGTTCTTACGCGGCTGAAGATTGTGGATTAAACTTTACTTGTTATTCTCTTTTATAGGATTTTGAATACGAAGATTCAACTCCTCACTTTAAACATATTAAAATTCCTATTTACCGCACGGTGACTAATCAAAACTCTTTAACCTATAAAAATAATAAAGAGTTTAATTATACATCTGTACCTGGAATTATTGTTAATGCCATATATTATGCAAAAAATTGTGAGCGTCTAAATATTCACACTGATATAATCAATAATAAACTTAGTCTATATATTGTAGATATTTATAGATTATTTTTAAAATGTTTAAAGAATAGACCCGAATTAGTAAAAGAATATTGGTATTATATAAAGAAATTTTATGATGAAGTATATTATAAGTATGAAAATCATAGTACTTATCGTACAATGTATTTTAAAGCACAATTAAAAGAGATAATGAAATACTCTGATAAACCTAATATTATACGCTTCATCAATGATATAAAAAATAATGATGAAATCCCAGAATATTATTATTTGACAATTTTTTAAATTTAATGTATAATTATTATGTTGAGAGGGAGAAAATCCCTCTTATATGGGAGATTCGCTAATCGGAATAGCACGCGGCTGTTAACCGCGCCAGAGAGGTTCAACTCCTCTATCTCCCGCACAGTGTGCGGAAAGGATGAATTCCCACTAACCTACGGGTAGCGCCCGCTTAGTCATTTAGCAGCACACTATAATAAAAAGACAACGAAAGTAAGTGGATTAGGCGCATACAGCAAATTTTTATAAAATATTGCTAATGTTTATAGCTCCATTTAATTTGCGCCTAGTAGTTTTGGTAGTATGCTTAGAGCCATCGCGAGGATAGTTGCCTGCAACATCCTACGTTCTACCATATGAGATGGACAAACCGCCGTTAGTTTCATTGCGGTATATAAATTAGTGTAAGCGCCGAAAGGCAAACGGTGTGGCTGGGCCGTATAAACAGCGCCGGGGCAAGAGTTAATGACTCTGCTCTGCCTAAGAATGATTAGGTAGTTAATGATCTGTAAAATCATCATTGGGCTGGCTGTAAGGCCTGGGTCCCCCTACGCCGAAGCGCAACCCGCTAGGTCAAGAGCCTAGCACGCCTCTCGCGCCGTAGATGAGTTTCTCTTGACTCTGGGATGTTCCCTAAACAAGAACGGGATGAATATCCCGTGGTCCCCGAGACAGTAAAGCAGGCGTTTCTAGAGCGCAATGATAGTTCGCATACGGGGTTTTATACTATCAGATTTACAGGAGTGACGAGAAGTTACCTCACTTAATATTCGGCTTGGCCATAGACGTATGGCGAACAAATCCTGTATTTTATGCCCGAGTGGTGGAATGGCAGACACACCGCACTTAAAATGCGGAGCTTTCGGAGCGTGCCGGTTCAAGTCCGGCCTCGGGCACCAATTTCCGTTGGAAATATCAATCATATGACATGGGACGCCATAGTTTGGCGTCCTTATTTTATATATAAAAAAAGTGACTAAAGGAGAGATAAGATGAAAAGATTGACTGCATTACTGTTAACATTAATATTTTTAATGATACCAGTTTTAACTTCAAGCACAGAAGAATCATCACCTGCAACTCAAACTGATTTGGAACCTATCCCAACCCCCATTATTATTACAAAAGAATTAAAGGGTGAAATTTGGCATGTACGTTGTGATACAATGGATAATACCAATTTTACCGCTGGCGGCGGCCGATGGGTGCCTGATATTTCTAATTGGGAAAATAAGACCAGTAAAGAAGGCCACAGGTCCAATCATTGCGGAAATGCAAATAATTGGGTATTATTTGTCGATGAAAATAGTAAGGCCGTCGCTTTATATCAATTAAAAAGTGGATCCACTAATGGTACACTTCCAAGTGTTGTATATAGAGCACCGTCTGATCTCGCATCTATTCCAGAGAGTCAACTGATATATGACCCAACAGACCCAAACGATGTAATGACAGCACGTTTAATCAATGAAGTTTTTCGTCCAGAAAACGCTATGCCATTTAGCGATATACAGTTGATTGAAGGTAGACGTTTATTTTGGACAACTCAAAATGGTAATCAAGTATGGCATCATACAGGCGTACTAAGTGGTCCCGAACGCCCACGTTTCACTATTGTTGTTAATGGTGTAGCCTATGCGCTCGGTGTAGGCGAAAGTGTAAAAATTGATATTGTTGAAGAAGGTTTACTTGAAATTGAAGAAATAGCTACAGCTAATTATAAATTACAAGCAGTCGAAGATTATGGAGAAGGTAATATTACAATTATAAATGAAATTGATCCTCCAAATAAACCCACTCCTAAGCCACCGCAGCCTGTTGTAACTCCGACACCTTCGCCCACCCCAACTCCTACGCCAACTCCAACACCAACAGCGACTCCTACGGAAACGCCGACTGTCACACCTACAATAACTCCGACAGCTACTCCTACTCCAAGTCCAACGCCTACAGTTACGCCGACAAGTAGCCCAACTCCGACAACTACGCCAACGGTTACTCCTACAGTTACAGTTACAGTTACTCCAACGATTACCCCTACTATAACACCGACAAGTACTCCAACACCAACAACAAGTAGCCCTACTCCAACAGCGAGTCCGACTATAACTCCTACGATTACTCCAACTATAACGCCAACAAACAGTCCAACACCAACAACTACATCAACTCCAACAGCGAATCCAACTATTACTCCGAGTGAAGCACCTACAAATAGTCCAACTCCTATGCCAACAGAAAGTGCAACTATAACTCCTATAGTAACAGAAAGTCCAAGTCCTACTCCAACTAATAGCCCAACACCTACAATAACACCAACCATTAGTCCTACTAATACGCCAGTAGTGACTCCGACAAATACACCGATAGTAACTCCAACAAATACACCCATAATAACTGTGACTCCAACTGAGACACCAACAGTTACTCCAACTGTTACTATTACTCCGATTATAACACCAACAGTAACTCCAACTGTAACTCCTACTATTACACCTGTAATAACAAAAACTCCTACAAGTACACCAACGGTAGTTATTACAGAGACACCTACGGTTTTACCTACTATAACTCCTACTACAACTCCTGGATGGAGTACTCCTAGTCCAGTACCGACAATTATAAATGAACCTACTTCAACTCCGACAATTACACCAGAACCAACAGCTACTGTAACGCCTACATTGGTACCAACGAATACTCCTGCGCCTACAAAGCAAATGGAAGTACCTACATCCACGATAACCGATACACCGCGGCCGAGCCCGTCTACACCAACTCCAAGTCCTGAAGTTACTGTATCTCCAAGTCCGACTCCAATAGCGACCCCGCAAAATACAGAAACTCCTACCTTGAAGCCAACGTATACGCCTTCGCCCGCGCCAACAAAAGTCCCTATTCCTACTCCATATATTGATGAAAAAGGACATGAATGGACTTATCATCCTCAACCTACCATACCAGCAAATATAATACCTCCAAAAACGCCAGGACAATGGTGGATGATAATTGATAATTATGATACACCGCTAGGTGTAGAAGTAATGATAAATCATGTTGGAGATTGCTTCGATTAAGAGGTGATAATAATGGAAGCATTTATATCTACATTATTTGATACTGAATGGGGCACGATTTTTATTTGTGTAATGTTAATAATTGCGATTGCAATTGAATTTTTTAGTAATAAGCCAAAGTTTTAATATTTGACTTATAATAAAAATTTTGTTATAATAATTATGTTGAAAGGGAAAACTGTCCTTTACAGTTTGGCGCCATCCCAGTTAGGACATTAAACTGAACTGTTGTAAGACCGCCGCCCAGCTTAGGGGATGTAAAATATACTAAGCAATTTGCTTCCATAGCTCAATTGGAAGAGCAATTGCCCTGTAAGCAATAGGTTGTAAGTTCAATTCTTACTGGGAGCTCTATACGCTTGGCCCGAGCCGTTCAAGAGAGAATAAGGAACCCAATTCTCAGGGTACAATTATATGGAACTAATCTATCCAGAGTTCCTGCGGTTCAAGGATGGGGTTTGCGGCACCTTAGACCGCATTATCTCTCCGTATGCTAACTGGATAAACACCAACGCCACGAACGTTGCATTGAAGGATCGTACCCTTCCGGGGAGACTTCGCGCGAAAAGCGCAAATTCATTTTGGAGGTACCTATATATGAATGAACCAAGACTAAAGATTCTTCCCCCATGGACTATTACAATTCGTAAGTTTGAAGCACTATTTGACGGTGATCCTCAGATTGCATGTAATTGTGATTTTGGCGGTTCTACTCCCTCTATTGTACTTGCTTGTAACAATGGAGACAAGGTTGCTGCACTCCTACAGATTCTACCTGAAGAAGTAGATTTTGGGAATGTAAAGCTAAAGGTAGCAGTAGATGGTACACCCAGCAATCGTACCTTTAAGAGCAAGGTTGAACTATTTGATACTGCTTTTGCTAAGAATCCTGCCTATGCTTATTCTGTTTGTCCTGCGGAAGAGGGGTATCAGTGGATTGGCACTACCTATGTTGTATTCAACAATTGTGTAGTACAGTTCGCGGCTGATAACCTAAATGATTGCCATGGAGTAATTAGTACTCTATATGAGACAATTGCTAGTGAGCTTCTAACTGGGCCTGCAACTGAAGGTGTATTCTATAATACAAATGTCGAACGTGCAGGACTTGGGTTCCCGTTAGGAGAATGGCCCTAAGGTCTATTAACTTTCCTTGAGCGGATTTTCCGCTCTTTATGCTTAGGTAGCCAAATGGTAAGGCTGGAGACTGAAAATCTCCCATGCGGTGGTCCGATTCCACCCTTAGGCACCAAATATTTGACAATTGTAAAAAATATGCTATAATTATTATAGTAACAGGAAAGGAGTTCTGCTATGAGAGATCCTAATCGTATTGATAGGTTTTGTGATGAACTTAAAGCAATTTGGCACCAGGTGCCAGATTGGCGCTTTGGACAACTTATAGTTAATATTATAAATAAACATAATAAAATTGACCCTTTTTATGTTGAAGATACAGAATTTTTTAAGTTTATGCATGAATATTTAAATGAAATTACAGGGAATAGAGATAACAATGAATAATCCAAGTAAACCTGTAGCACAACTTAAAGGTAAAAAAATAATTCATATTTATTCTTCTGCCTATGCCGCCGCAAGAATTACTGGATTATCATATAGCCATATACAAGATACTTGTCATAATAGACGATGTGGTGTTGGTGGTTATAAGTGGCGTTACGCCACAGAATTAGAAGCAAAATATGCTCATTTATATAATGATAATACAGAATCCACCTGACATGGCTGTGACTACAAGGTGCGGAAAGGTGGCGGCAATCTCTTGCCCAAGTAAGTTGAAATGATATATACTCTTGGGATGAAAAGCCTTAATGATGCGAAGATAGAGATATCACGTGAGTTTAGATACATGTGTGTGTAGTCGGTCTCCCTGCGGCCCGTTACGTATATAAGTTGGCACAGGGGAAGCTTCCGGGCATTGGTACAATCGGTTAGTGCGCAGACCTGATAAGTCTGAGGTTCCTGGTTCGATTCCAGGATGCCCGACCATTAACGTAAATTCCGTATACGCCCGAATTACTACACGAAATGATGTAGTTGATACGGTAGAAAAAACTACGGCGCTATGCTAAGTAACAACGAAACTTGGTGAAGGGGTGTCGTCTAATGGCAGGATTAGGCTCTCCAAAAGCCCAGATGTTGGTTCAAATCCAGCCGCCCCTGCTCCCTCTATTGATGATGATGCCACAGAGGAACATAAGACCCATACAGCAAATTTCTTTTGTAATTGACTGTTAATCAATCTCACAGAAATGGGTCTTGTTTTATGCCCGTGTAACAGAATAGGCATATGTAGCTGGCTCAAACCCAGTATTTTGGAGGTTCGACTCCTCTCACGGGTACTTATGTTTATCTTAGATAGGCCCAGTATACAAAAGCGATATAATGTTCAGGGGTTTCGCGTAATAAGATAAGCATCGCGCCAAGAGATTTAAAAGATATGCAAAGCATTGAGGCGCAATGAGTAAGCTCCTGCTCATATTATTTAAACAATTTATTTATTGGAGCGTAATTAGATGAAGTGCGATCGGTAGCACAAAGAAATAATTCCGAAAGTAATAGCACAGGTTAGAGCGGCCGGATCTCTGTTAATTGGGGCGACAACACCATCCAAAGTGCTATTATGGGGATATAGTATAACAGTAGAACAGTAGCTTTGCAAGCTTCAGGCCGGGGAGCGTCACCCCGTATCTCCACAAGGGTACTGCTATCCTAGGAGAAAAACTCCAAGCAGCGGCAGAAGTGTCGATAGATGGGAGACGGATTTAGTAACTATTAAACACGATATTAATAGTGAGGTTGTCGTAATTAAATAAGGAACCACGTGGATTTACCATCAACTTTATTATGGGTTCCAATGCTCGTCGGTCGGGTACGGGTCTGCAAAATCCGCGTTAGTGAGTTCGACTCTCACTGGAACCTCAAATTTGTAAAAAGAGGTCATTATGAGAATAATTAAAGCTGCAAAAAAGACTGATGAATATATTACAACTTGTAATAATTGCGGTTCAATATTAGGTATAAAGCGTAATGATTTAT